TTGCACCCGTGTTAATTAATTCCTGGTATCGTGACAGGGAATACAACGAAGTAATCGGTGGGGTGCCCAACTCAATGCACCTTACGTTGGGAGCTTGTGATGTTACCAAGAAAGGAAAGACACCCAAGGAGGTGGCCGACCTACTAGAGACACATCCTCAAGCAGATCTATTGGGTATCGGGAGATACAATTCATTTACACACGTTGACTGCAGGGGCATGATGGCACGCCCATCTCCTGCGAGGTGGGGCACTAATGGCTAACGGTATCAAGGACTTAGATCCAAATTATACCCGTACATTAACTCCAAGGGTTACGGAGCATTTGAGGGATTGGGCTAAATCTGTTTATGGATTGACTGACTCAGAATTTGATGAGTCCATTAGTGAATGGCAACAAGGTTCACGTAAACCAAAAAATACAAGGGGCATCATGTCTTATAGGCCCCGAAATATGCCGGAGATGCCGAAGCGGACTCCAGAAAGGCAGAAAATATATGATGCCGTAGCCGAGCGAGCAGAATACCATGCAGCAGGGAAGCCCGTCACTGGTCGTGGAAGCCCTTACACGCTAAATCGTGACGGTAGATACGTGATGAAACCAATGGCAGATAAGGTGAAGTGGCAAGGAATTAGAAGCATAATGAAGAAAGTTCCTTTTCTTCTTGGGCCGGCTATTGGCCTTGCGTTTGATCAGTTGACGGCAGCAGATGAGCTAGGTACTGGTGAAGATGAAATTTTAAGGCAGATAAAAATGGGCAGGGATAATTAATGTCTAACGGTATCAAAGACTTAACGTCACGTGCGGATACAGCGTTAGATAAGGCAACGGATTATTCAGATTCGTTATTGGCACTAGGTGTCGCACTTAATCCTGCTACAAGTTTTGGACAGGATGTCTTTGATATAGGACTAGGTGGTATAAACACTTTACGTTCCTTATTTAAAGGCGAGGGGATTCCTGGGCGAGAGGTTGCAAGGTCAGGGTTTGGTCTTCTGGGACTACTTCCTTTTATATCTGGTGCCGCTACCCGACGGGGCCGTCAAGCCCTAGCGGATTTATATGGCCCTATTGAGAAGGGCACTGGTGGAGGGCGTCCTCGTAAGGAATTTTCAAAAAAGTATGACAGGACAAACCCCTATCGACGTGACGTAACAGGAAAAATTCCATTAACGAAACGTGATTATGAACACTGGGGGTATCCAAAGACCAAGATAGAAGAACCTGAACTCTTGACATCTCAGTTAAGGAAAATGATGAAGGAGTCTGAGGATCTTGGTTTAGGCCCCAAAGAGTTGAACCCACTGCGTGCCCAGCAAGAGAAGGAAGACCTTGTAGCTGCTTGGCTTAGAGATGATAAAAGAAAAGAGATAGAAACCGCACTGGGTTGGCAATGGCTTCCTGATGGAAATGAATTTATGAATCTTAAGACTGGGGCGAGACAAAAAAATATACCCAGAGAATTGCGGAACCACCCAGAGTGGAGGGCTATAAGAGAAGGGTTCGTAGAGGACAAAAGTAAAATTGAAAGAGCCGTGGAAGAGGGCGGAAGGCGTGGGGCAATACAAAGTGAAACTATTAAAGAGGGTACTTACTTTGGCCAACGACAGATAGATAAAGCTAAAGAAGCAGAAGCTAGGATCGAGGAAGCTATAAAGAAAAATATGAGAAAAGAAGAGAAAGCAGTGAGCTTTATGACAGATCCTGATATGAGGGCAGGGTCTCCTGGTTCCTATGAGGTAGAATTGCCGGCCAGCATACGGGAAACGCTACCTGGTTACATGAGAAAGTTTTTTGTTAAGGGAGGCGTGGGAGTTGACACTAGGATTAACAGACAACTACTACCTAATCAAAGTTTTATTGAACGCCTAGAAGCCAACCCAAACCTTACTCCCGAACAGAAGATAAAAATATTTAACGACGAAGCAGATTATATACTAAAAAACCATGGCGAAGAATACCATAAAATATTTACAGAAGGTGTCCCTGAACGGAAAACTCTCCTTGGCCAATCTCATTTTGCTCGTATGATGGGGTCAATGAAGGGCCGTAAACTATTACCTTCAGAGTACGACTCCTTGGTGGAGGCTGCGAATGCAGACCCGCAAAATCTAAATAAACTCCAACAACGCCTGGTACGTGGTATTCGAGACAAAGTACGGGAAGAACAGGGACTTGAACCCCTGCCATTTGTCAAAAAAGAAAAAGTTGATTGGGCAAAAGAGCGTAGGATTGAAGCAGAGCAACAGGAGCGTATTTTTAACGAAGCCTGGGAAGGTGAGCCTCTTGGGTTTATGGAGAAGAAACCAGTAGCACCACGGCAAGTTGTCAAGAACATCTTGGAAGGTCTCGAAGATCTGCCGTCTGCTGGAATAATGCGGGTAAGTAGAAAGGGTGTGCAGGTTATACCTCCGAAGGTCCACTCTAAAGCAATGCCAATGAACTATAAAGATGGGCAATATGGATTGAATATGCAGCCTCAATTTAAAGGTAAGTCCACCATGGATTTAATTAAGAGTGGGGATAGGACTGGTACAAGTCGAGGAAGTATAAATAAAGATTATAATGTCGGTGATCTTGTAGAGGTTAAGGGAAGCGGCAAGGAAAAGATTTTAGTAAGAATTGAGGCACATGATGATGGTAGTGTTTGGAAAAAAGTCAGTGATATAAACCCCGAAGAGTGGATGGCCCGTGAAGGCTGGGACTTAGATGCATACAATAAACTTGCTAGGAGAGGTGATTATCAAATGAAGTATAGCGTGGCCCGTCCACATACGCTGTCCACGGGCAATGCTCCTTTATCAGACCAAACCTGGCAAAGAGTGGCAAAAAAATACGGGGTGTCTAACATCAGGGTATACAATCCAGAGCACATGATAAACAACCCAGGAAGAAGAGCAGAGGCTGGCGTGGCTTTGAAAAAAGCCTCAAATAATATACCTAATAAGTATCCCATAACTTCAGGCAAGAATCCAGACTATAGTAATGCCCTGTTAGAGCGTAATTATTTTCAGGTGAAAAATTCGGATGGAGTGTTTGCTGTAGGTAAGCGGATCAGGAACCAGAAGGGACTTGGGATAGAGGGCGGAAGTGCCTGGGCAGTACAAATGGGTATTGACCAGGGCAAGCCTGTATATGTTTTCGATGTGGTGTCAAACAGATGGTTCACAGGTGACAACACATTTATACGAGGATTGGATACACCACCCACGTTAACTCCCAACTTTACTGGGATCGGATCAACGGGTAGGAAAACTAAATGGAAAGAAGGGTTGACAAAAGAATATAAAGCGAGGGCAGTCAAGGCTATTGAGGATGTGTTTAAGGAGTCAACGACTCTAACAAAGACAGGTCAATTCCAAAACTACAATATAGATAGTGTACAAAAGGGTCTGAGTAAGATGTATACTGAGCTAGGTTTTAACAAGCCAAGGATTAGACAAATCCCTCAAGGATCTTTATCACGAACTGGACGTGTTCAGCCTGAACTTTTACAGGTGGTACGAGAGGCTATTCCCTTCACGGAATTTTTAAAAAGATTTCAGAAATTACCTCCGTCAGAACAAATTAAATACCTAAGTAAATATTTAGAAGAAGGTCGAACAGCCGAAAAGGAAAGACGTACCAGGGTTCGAGCAGCCAAAAAGGTAGCCAGAAGAAGACAAGTTAGAGAAGCTATTCGTCCATCACCTGGAGGAGAGGCTGTTGCTGTAAAGAGGATTGACAAAAGACAGGCGAAAGAGAAGTCAAAAAAGCTCGCTGAACGCTCGGAAGAAGAATATAAAAAGTTCAGAAAGCGGTTTGAGAAAAATTACGGTGATATAGATGAGGTCGCAAAAACTATAGGTATGTCAACCAAGGACATAAAAACAGAATTAAAAGGGTGGGGTTACAACCATGCAGCCCGTGAGTTAGGTGGAACACGGGGATACGTTGATCAAGACTTCCTGCGTCTACTGAGGCATTACTTTCCGCCGGACTGAGAAAAAAAATAGAAAACCATAGAAAAAAGGACAGTAAAATGTATAAGGGTATAATGGGATTACAAGCAGGTGGCCCAACTAAGTGGAGGGACACGGCTCCGTTAGCAGACATGGGCCTAGAAGAACTGGAGAAACTGAAAAGGAGTATGCCAAGAAATTTGTATACGCCTATAGGTACGGGTCCGAGGGCTATTGAGAATCCATTAGGTGGACCCTTTCGCAAGGCATTGCTGAGTGCAATAGAGGCTAGGCAGGACGAAAACATTATGGAGTTGTTGCAACCCCGTATAGAAAGCATTCTGAAGGAAGCACATGAACGCCATCAAGACCTTCTCACGGGTCGGCTACCAGACGAAACTACTTGGCGTTATGGTGAAACAGTGCCTAAAAGGGTGCCCTTCGATCTGTCATCCGTTCCAGAGGGAGAGGTGGATGCGGCCCTCAGAAAGGCTATAGAAGATTTCACTGGGGAGGCTGTGCGAGATAAGAACCTCATGGATGAGTTCCGAAGAATACGAAACTTACCAGACCCTGCACCGACGGTTAACCTGCGAGGTGGCATTCGCTCCTTGACACAGGAAGGAGGCACGAGCGTCACAGGGGGTAGGAATGTATCTCGTCCTTCAGGCGTGTCCAGATGGAGGGCAGGTTCCTCCGCTTTTGAGAAAGCAGCAACGGCTATCCACCGTGATCAGGTGAACGACGCAAGCGAGTCCGCTTCTAAATTATGGCGAAAAGAAATGGACTATAAATATGGTCCCAAAGGAGTGGGATCTGGATCAGGTTGGACTGATGTACCAGGACGGTTACGAGAATTTGCCAGGAAGAGGTTCGCAGGAGGTGGGCTAAAATCTTTGGCATATTTAATACCTGGTTTAGGTGTGATGGCTGACCAAGCATTAGCGGCTACACCGTTAGGGAGTGGAGATTTACCTATAGATGATTCAGACAGCTTGCCAGTCATACCCCCAATGGGGCCAAGCTCAAGCTCCGCTGAAGCAGGTAGTCTGATAGACGAAATGTTAAGAAGCATAGAGGCAGGGAGTCCAATTAGATAATGGCCATCACTAAACAAACGTCATTACCTGCAGTTAGTATTGGGTTTGCAATCAGCATACTGGTGGCTACCTGGTATGCAGGTGCAAGGTTTCGTGATATGGAAAATCGGGACGTAGCTAATACTGTTTTGATAGACGATATAGCAGACAGACAGAGAAAATATATAGGGACCTCTGGATTGCTGACGGAACGACTAAACAATTTAACTGAACAGATTCACTTACTCGAAAGAGAACTGGCCTTACTAAAGGTCAGGCTAGAACTAGGTGGAGAAGATCGGTAAGGAGGAGACATATGTCTACAGTCATAGCAGTCGCTAGTGACCTGCACTGTGGATCAACAATAGGCTTGTGCCCATCCACTGGGATTGAACTGGATGACGGTGGTTGGTATGAGCCATCCGATGCTCAGAAATGGCTATGGCAAGAATGGGAAAATCACTGGGATACAGTCAAGAGTTTAGCACGAAGGAAGACATTGCACCTTGTACTGAACGGTGACATGATTGATGGAGATCACCACCGAACACCGCAGATTGCATCGCCACTGACAGGTATCCACATACGTACAGCCCTGGAATGTCTAGGAGTACCACTGGCACTCAAGCCAAAGCAGGTCCACGTGATGAGAGGAACTCCCTCTCACGTAGGTAGATCTGCAGAGTCAGAGGAGGGGATTGCACGGGCACTACACAGTCAAGGGTGGCCCGTAGAGCTAGATCCTGATAGTGGGATGTACTCCAGCTATAGGCGTAGGCTGGACATAGGGGACGTTAGGCTCTCGATAAGCCATCATGGTAGGATGGGACAGCGAGCGAACACCAGGGGTGGCTACAGTCGCTTATACGCTTTCGATGTCTGGGCTGAAGCCGCACTAGAGATGTGGCAAGAAATGAAAAGAGGCGACTTGCAAAAAGCCTGGGACGAGAAGAGACCAGCCGACATCGGCATTCGATCTCACAACCACCAGTACATGGATAGTGGCTATGACCATCGAGGCGTTACTCGAATGATCAGTACACCAGCGTTTCAGTTAGCTACTGAGTGGGTACACAGGATAGCTGTAGAAAATATGGCCAGCATTGGATTGTTGGTTGTCATTATTAGCGATGATGGAGATATTGAAGTACGACCTTTGCTGTCGAATGTTTCCAGGGAAACCCCCATCAAGGGAGAGGTATGAAACAGTTAACATCAGAACAGATTATACAAGAGATTGAGAAGGCTTTTGAGGCTGGCAGAAAACGTGACGAAGAAAATGTATACACGTTAAAGGAACTAAGAAAGCTATTGCAAATGTCTGACAATGCAGTGTACCAGAGGCTCGACATCTTGGAAGATGAGGGACGCTTAGAATGCACCAACAAGATGGTGAAAACTAGGGCCACAGGAATCAGTGGTAAGAGAATCTGGAGACACGTAACTGCCTACAAGATTCGCCCGTCCGAAGAAGACGGAAACAATCCTGCCGGCTGAAGATAATTATTTTGCATACATTCAAGAACTGCAGCGATAGCACACAGAAATATATAATTACAGAAAACCCCCGTAGGGGGTTTTTAGAAATCACGGGGTAAGTAGATGATTCGATCAAAGGAAATTCTCATACTGGGTGCAGTCCTCGTCTTCCTGGGATTGGCGTACAGTTATGTCGGAGATGCGAAGACGGATGCACTCATCGCAGAAGAACGAGTACGAGTACTAGAGGTAGAAAGAAAAGAGCTTGAGGTGTCCCTCGAAAAAGCTACCCAAGACTACGAAGTACTACGGGATAGCCTGGACTATGCTCACGACTCCATCTCTGAGGTACGTGCCGATGCTGTTGAGAGGGCTTTAGAAGCATCTGAGAGCTTCACGGACAACATGGCAATACTTCGGGATAGTTTGGAGTCTTACGAGGGCTTACAACCTGTCTTTGACCAGATCCAAGAAGACCATGATCGAGAGGTCTCAGCTTACCAGGATCAGGTAGAAACTTTAGAGGCTGAAAATCTCATGCTGTGGCGTAGAGTTGAGGTGATTGATTCGATGTGGGTACGAGAACAACAAGTCAACCAAGCACTCAGGGCTGAGATCACTGCCCTGAATGCTGAGTCGGATGCATGGGAGAAGGTCGCCAAGGGTAGCCTGTTCAGCAAGATAAGAGCAGGGGTTCCGTATGCGATCATTGGTGGTGGCATTGCTCTGCTTGTTCTTGACGATTAGAGGGCTTCTTCACCGACTTGTCGATAGGCTTACTGCAGTACGCACAGGTGTCCCAGTCTGTTAAGATCTGGCGGTGACCACAATGTTCACAAACAAACTCAACCTGTTTCATTTAATCGTTAGAAGTTCTTGTGATTAAGGCATGACAGAAAGCTATGCTGTCTAGCTGACTCATTCTCTTTATGCCTGGGAATGGTATCGTATTCTCATGCACCACAGGGGCTGGCATATGCGTGGGAACCAGTGTGTTGATCTCTTCGCTTACAGCTTTCATTGTTGCTAGATGCGAAAGCCATCCGACAAGCCATAGTGCAGTGAACAAACAAAACCAATTAATTACTTTTTCTAAATCAAACATTACTCCTCCTAGTATGCGAGGCTATAACCTCGACTTTGATGACAGTAGACCTTCCACTGTTCGTGATAATACTCTGCTCTGTCTCTTACAGATTGTTTAGTTCTTCCGTATTTCTTTTCAAACTTTTCTTTCCCCATCTCATCGAAGTCCTTATGTGCCAGGAAATGCAGGGGCACGACGTGCTTATATGTTCCCCCTGCTCCCCGTGATTTCATATGTGCGTTATGGATACTGCACAGTTTTCCTGTTAGCTCGCAAGGCTGACTAGCCATGAACCTTACTCGTTCAACACTATAAAAATGTTTCTTAAATCTTTTTTTCTTTCGTTCAGACTTACTCGTCATAGAGGTCCTCAATCTCATCAAAGCATTCAGAGTCTACAAAGATCGGCTGGCCCTGATCAACGTATGCACACAAGGTATTATGCTCCAAGTATTCCCTGGCTTCGGTATGACTCATGCCGTCACGATCCATTAAGATCTTGATACACTTATCTACACTGTAAACCAGGCGAAACTCTTGAACAGCTACGTCATATGTCTTTCCGATTACTGCGTCATCTAACCCATCAGCTTTTAACATAATTCTCCATAGATACAATCAATGTACTCGTTAATAAATTCTGCTGGTATGAGATGGTCATACCCTACAAATCCTGTCTTACGCTCTATCATACGCTTATCTTTAATGAGGCTTGGGTCCTGGTACTTGTTAAGAACTTCAGCACTGGCCAGCCCACAAATCTCATACGTGTTATCGTCTATCTTAACAACAAGTATTTGGTCATACGTGTTGTCTATATTTATTGCATGGTGTAGACCCTTAGTCACAGTCTTCACACCTAGCTTAACTCCGATTGGATCAAGGTCTGGATGGTCGTAGTTACCTGAGTGACCGACTGTCCAGTCTACAAAAGATCGGCCCAATAGTTTCTCGACTGCCATCTCTCCAGTCATGCCTGTGAAGGATCGCTTGACCTCACTTCTGTTGTCGATCTGGTGGTCTTTCTCCGTCAGCTTTGCAACTGCCTTACTGCGAGCAAACTCCCTAGCCTTTTGCACCTCTTGATCCGACAGCGAAACGGTTATCCCCTTTTGCTGTTGTAACATATCTATACTAACGCAATGAACATATCTGAGTCCATCCTTTTGCGAATAATTTCTACATATTCTGGGTTAATCTCACATAGGACAGCGTTGCGATCATTGTGTGACGCTACCATTCCTGTCGTTCCACTACCTGCAAAGGGATCAAGAACTGTACCACCTTCTGGGCACCCTGCCATAATACATGGTCGTATCAATTCGGGTGGGTAGGTAGCAAAGTGAGCCTCCCTGTATGAGTCTACGTTGACAGTCCATACAGTTCGCTTGTTCCTTGTGTCGTGATTCACCCTCTCTTCAATTCCCTTGGGATCGAAGTGATAGTTTTTATTCTTACTAAGTAGAAATATATATTCGTGTGCCTTAGTGCATCGGTCTTTGACAGATTCCGGCATTGGGTTAGGCTTGTGCCAGATAATATCCTGTCTTAGATACCAACCATCTGCTTGTAATGCGAAAGCTACACGCCATGGTATACCTACTAGATCTTTTGGCTTCAAGCCATCAGGAACAATCTTGCTGTGTGCGTGTTCTAAATGGTGGTAGTCTTTGTTAAGGTTGCCTGGAGGCCCCTTACCACTACCACTGTAGCTGTCCCCTAGATTTAACCAGACAGTACCGTCATCCCTTAGTACACGTCTGACCTCTCTGAAAACTGACACAAGATTTTCTGCATATTCTTCAGGTGTATCTTCTAATCCAAGCTGTTCGTCTTTACGTGTCGCTCCACATTGAGGACACGATGACTTGTATATGGCGTCACCTACCACACTGCCCTGATCGTACATACCTCTGTGCCCAGTGCTAGTGTCTTTACTAATCTTTGTCAGCCTCATGTGTGGACAGTCAGGGTCTCCACCTTCCCACGTACCTGTGCCGTAGTCTCGTAAGCCCCAGTAGGGTGGGCTAGTGACACAGGTGTTGATGCTCTGCGGTTCAAGTGTCTGTAAAGATTTTCTGCACTCGCCCGTGAGGATCTTAACTTCATTCATCTGCGGTTACTGCTGTCTAACAAAATGATCCAACACCACACTATTATACCTACGATAAACATCACATAAAATGTCCACCTAGTCAGTTGGAAATCCATCGAACTCCTCCTTTCACTGCGAAGGGCACCACCTGTTGTGAGGACCAGTCCAACAGGTATGAGTCGTGGTTGTTTAAGCTAGGCCAGACGTTCCAAGATCCGGCACTAGCCCCTTCTGTTAAATAATTATACTTAGCTCAACTTAAACTTCTTCTTTTTCCCACCATCTCACACCTGTATTTATCGGGAGTTTCATTCCGTCATCTTTCAGGTATGACTCTATGCAGTGTATTACAAGTTGGTTAATACTTATGCCTCTCGTATCAGCCTCTATACGACAGGTTTCGTACAACTCTTGAGATAAACGCAAAGAGGTTTGTCGCCTAGAAGGGGAGGTCGAGTCCGTCATCTTCCTTCTCCTCTGCTTTCTGTACGGGTGCATCTTCTCGCTTGTGTTCTAGCTCTAAGCGGAAGTTCTTGTACGGTGCCCCTGCCTTCGATACCCTGTTCCACATTGCGACTTTTAATATGGGCATACGTCCTTCTCTAACCTCATCCACCATGACTTTCATAAACTCTCTTGTAAATTCAATCTTGCCTACTTCTGCTGGATGCCTATCTGTCTTTGCATACTTATTTGGAAATACTGCAAAGTCTACCTTGGGTTGGTTCTTGTAATCTATCGCCATCTATTTTTCCTCCGAAAGTTGAAGTGCTTGTTGTCCTAACGCTTGTATGTTCTCTGTTAATGTTACTACCTTATTTGCATTACGATCAGTAATAGCTTTCTTAATGTCGCTTTGCAAATCCTTGTCCTCAATACTCCATCCACCTTTAGCTAGATCGTTGATCGTCTTCTTTAAGATCACGATCTTTTCATCTACCTGATCATCAGCCTTCTTGTTTGTTTGAACAGGTTTCTTTGAGCTAGGCTTTTTCTTTGGCTTGCTAACCCCATTAGCCGTAGCCTTTGAGGGTGCCTCATAGAAGATATCATCAAGCCCACTGTACACGTATAGCCCCAAGCCCCACATAGCTAGGTTCTTTGTCAAGCAACGCATCTTAGCCGTGTTGATTGCCATGCTGTCAGGGTGGACGATTGCTTGGTTCCTGTGGTCTGTGATGGGCAACCACATTTCTTTCTTCAGTTCCCCACCATCCCCATCAGGGATAGCAACAGAGCAGGTCACTGAAGCTGTGCCACCTTCGTAGTAAACGACATCACGCAGAACCCCATTGGCATCATTAGCTCCATGCCACTTCAGGCTCCACTCAGGAAAATTCTCTGTGAAAATCCTGACAGCTTGAGACCAACTCAGGTACGTTAGCCCCATCTTCTCCTCAGTATGTTCATTTACATTGATCTGCGACAGCGTGTCATAGACCTTTTTGTACGTCAGTTTAGCCATCTACCTCTCCTCCTGAAATTGTGTACAGAAATTTGCAACACCACAGTAGTGTTCGCATCTCATGTACTCTTGGTTCCTTGCGTTCCACCATCTCTCCTCTTCGGTACATCTTACATCATCCTCTGCTGTGTGTATCTCCACTCTCTCAGCGAGGTATCGC